GTGGTCCGACGGTATTGCGATTGGATGTCAAAATGTGTCGGGATAGGTAGCCCCGCCGGTGCACGACGTGACCTGTCGCGGTAGCTTTGCGTGGAATGTGTCATCTTCATATCGTACCTCTCGATTTACTATGGTAATCGCATTATGCGACCCCCAGGATTTGCACGTTGGTGCACCAGAACGACCGCCGAGACGGTCGCTCGAATAGATCAACGTGGCGCGAGACGTCGGCGCAATTCGTCGCTGAACGTCATCGATTGATCGGCATAAAAAAGTTCACGTTCTGTGTTGAACGTCGCCATTGCCTCTTTCGCGCGTCGGCAATCGGCAATCACAAAACGCAATTGCCTGATTGTCAGCGTCTGTGCTTCCAAGGTCCACTTTGTGAAATCGGCAGCGGTTGCCCCGCCGGTAATCATTGGGACGCCCCGCGCATCACTTGCGAATACTGTTGACGTGACTTTTCGAGTAACGCGAGGCCTTCACGCAGCCATGCGTGTCGCTGTGCACGGTGAATATGGTGAAAGCGTGACTGCTTCAAAAGCAGCGTGTGCGCGGACCGGATAAATTCCGCATTGGTGCAACCGACACCGCCAGCTTGTCTTTCGACACGTAGGTATTGTGCATTAAACATCATTTGACTCCTTTGATTACGATTTGATTGAATCGGCGGGGTTCACCGGCCCCCATAGAGTGCCATGTTTCCGAGTGCGTGACAGAAAACGCCGTACAGCCCTCAAATAGGGGCACCAGATAGGCGCCGTTCAAATCGAGCACCGGACGCCCCACGGAACCAGCCACACGTTTCTTGCCGCTCTCATGAGCCGACAGGACCAACGCGCCGTTTTCGATAGTTTGATTGTACGTGACACCACGAGTCCATTCCGCGTCGATCAGAAATTTACCCTCGACCCACGCGCGAGGCTTCCCGCGATTGGAGCCGATCTTGAGAATTTTACAGGTCGGGTGTTTTACGGCGGCTTTCATGATGTCACCTCAATTACGCGAGTCATGACGTCAAAGCGGTTGCCATAGCACATGTCAGCCATGCGCTCGGCTTCGATTTCAGTATCGTACCGGTACGGATCGCCACCGGTAGGACGGACCGAAACCCATAAGTGAATCATTTTTTTAGCGACCGGATCGCGACGTGAAGTTTTCACTTGGAATTCATAATGTTTCATTTGGTTTCCTTTTTGTTTGCTTTGGGATCATTCCCACTAGGCCGCGCATTGATTGCAGCGCGACCCGTGCGACCGACCACTACAAGCCGACAATTAGGACCATGTAGATGATCGAAACGACGCAATAGAACGCGACCCAAAGCATGATCGATTTGATGACTAAGCGTCTCATTTCATCCCCCTGCCATGGATCGAATGTTCGGAAAGATTGTCGGCGGGTGACACCGGAAAGAATTCAATGTGACCGGCGCGGACCGCATAAACGAACGCGGCGTATGGCACAGCCGTCATGCATAAAATCAAGGCGGTTTCGATTAGTACTTTGCGTATCATAGCGTAGACTCCTATTTGCTGAATCGCGATTTACTGGACACGGATAACGAAACCGGACGTATCGGTCTTTGCGTCACCCTTAGCTTTCAAAAGAACGACCACGCCAGAATATTCAGTTTTACCATAACGACGCTCTAGAACTGGTTTATCTGCCGGCCTATAATCGTGCGCGTCACCGTCGACACAAGCGAATTCACGACCGTTGATCGATACAACACCGGACACCATTGACGCTTTATAGACATCTAATGACGCGACCGCCGCGACGTTACCACCGGCAAACAACACGTTCAAAACGTCGTCGTCGTTATCCTCTTTTTTACTGAATGTCAGATGATAATTTTGCGGCATCTTACCGGACGCCCACGCGACCGCGCGTTTAGTGATCGCTGTGTAATCGTAAAAGACGCAATCGGAAAACAGCGACATAATATTGACCGTATGACCGTCAATTGTGACCGTGCGGCGTTCAAATGGTAAATCGCTAGTCGCATTCAAACGAAACGCGACGTCATAACCTTGTGCGGTCCATTTGGTCCGGTGCGCGATCATCTCAAAGACCAGCACGGCAAGGAATGCGTCGCGCTCTTTAAAGTAAGCTTGCGTTTTAGTGATACGCGACGTTTCTTTTTGTGACATGTACGCAGGATTACCGGCAGTATGTAGACAAGCTGCAATGCAACCGGCAGACGCTTGCGGACACACATTGAAACCGGACAACCACGACGGTGCGAGATGCATAGGCGCGGTCATAACGTCAACTATTTTGCCGTTCTTTGCGACTTTGGGGTTGCTTTCCGGTTTCGCAAGAATGGTGCAAATAGCATGACCACGCGACCGCAAGTGACGTATTGCGGACGCTTTTGACGTAAAGCCGTTGATTGTGGGACGTGGTGAAATCACAAGAGTCGATTGTGATACTTTGGGCGCGAATGGTGCTGACATTTTGTTTTCCTTTTTGTCATGCGTTTTGTGTGCAGTGAGACGCGATCAAGCGAGTCGCGATAACGTAAGACTGCGATATGATCCGTGCGATTGTCAAACGAAAAAAACAGTGGTTCGCGTATTAGTGCAAGCGATTGGAAAACAAGCGAAATTCAGCACCATTTGACACCGGCGCGATGTCTTTGGGCGCCCAATAGATCACGACCGTGTTTGATTTACATATGGATCGGATCGCACAGCACCATAAAAACAAGGCGATTGCGCCGGTCGTGTTCAATAGTGTGTCCGATAGTGTGCCAATCGATCACAAAAAGCACCGGCCCCGACCCCCCTTTCCAGATCGATTTGTCTGCGCCAGGATCGGGGGGGCTATGGGGGTTTTCTGTGTGCGCGCGGGGGGAGATATACCCATACGAATCTTCCGCAACTTTTAGAATCCGCATGGTCCACGTATGGTCCACGCTTAGATTAGACAGTTGGTCCCTGCACGTCTAACGGCAGACAATCGTATTTACCCCAACCGTTGTTCGTTTGGGTCAGTAGGTCCAGTTCGTATGGCACCACTTGCCGACACTCTTTTTCGTTATCGAACAGTATCGAATTGCGTACCATTGCGTGGCAGTTTTGGACCTCTGCAGTGATCGTTAAGTCTTCTATGGTAACATTCGCGCAGATCATAATGACGCCTATCCACATCGTTTAGTTCCTTTTTATGTTCGTCCAGTGGTCACGCACCGCCCTTGGGGTATGCTTTCCAAGCAAGCTGGACGTGGGGTCCATCAGGAAAATTCTTCCATTTTGCTCCCGCATCGATAGAGACGTCCAGTTCCTTGGCGACCTCAATGATCACGTCAGCGATCTGATGGTACAAAGGCCAATCCCACCGGACTTCACCCGCGACTACAGCGAAGAAGTCTATGGCGTGACCGGTCAGGTGTCGGCTGTTCATGGTCGTACTGGCCCCAGAAGCGACTAGTTCCTTCTGCCGTTCCACTGTCCGCATACCCTCTGATATCCCAAAGTCTACAGGTACTCGTTTGATTGACTCTGTGATGACCTCAACGAGGTCTGGGTGTACGCCTTCGAGACGGCCCATAGACCGTTTAGACAACTTATATGTCATCGTTTAGTTCCTCTTTATGTTCGTTGATCGTTCGTTACGACCGGTCTGTAGACCACACTTCAGTACGCACACCGTTACGCATACGACCACGGGATCGTCCCACCATCGCACCGCCCTCCATGAACTCCATGAAGTCATCGATTTCGTCATCCATGCGTTGCTGTAGTACACCTCTGGCTGCTTCATCGACGTCTTGACCCATTGATCTCATGTAGTGCGCGACGGCCCCGCTGAGAGCGTCTAGGCGATCATCGTGACGTAGCGCACCACGGTCTCTTGTGATGTGCGTTAGCTGGTACAGTAGGGAGAACGTGTGGTCCTCTGTACGTGCTTCACGTTTCGCTAGGTCTTCGTCCAGTACTAGGCGGTGTTGCGCCATGACCGGCTCCAGTGTGTCGATGATACGGCCTTCCTTTTGACCTTTAGCCCATTCGGACTCCACCACGGTACAACCGCCTTGCCATATGTTCGACAGTATCGGCTGGAACGCGGTGACCCACATGCCTTGCCCGTAGTTCGGCTCGACCTCTATGGTACTCACATTGTATTTCTTAGCGTCTACCGCGATACGTGCCATTGCTTCAGCGGGGTCGGACGCAAAGCCACAACACTGGAGAACGTACAGTATTCCATTGAGTGCACCTACGATACACCAAGCCGTTTCGTCTTTGCCACGTCCTGATGGATCAACGAATAGTACCTTGGACTCGTAAGGTTCCCATTCGGTATCAACGAACAGCGGTCGCAGCATATGGTCTCCACTGAAGCCCACGTTTGGTATGTCTTTGACCAGATTGTGCTTATCGTTGTGTCTTCCCCACTGCACAGTCAGTGGTGCTTTGAGAGGATTGCACGACATCACGATCAGATCGGACTGTCTCAGTGGGTAACGCTCTGCGTCACTAAGGGACGTGTCGAGCATGTACTGCAGCGCGAAGGACGCTTTGCCCTTGGCTTCGATGTGCATCAGTTCGTCTTCTGCAAAGCGACTGTCTGTGGGTCCACCGTGCTTGATCTTGTTGTTGTCAAATAGATCACGCAAGTAGTGCGCCAAGATATTTACTTCACGCCCTGTTTGGTTGTCTGTCAGAATGTAGTTCTTCAGTTTGTCCGCTGTGGGGAACCTGACGGGGATCGTGAAGCACCGGAAGCCCATCTCTTTGACGAGCGTATTGTACACACTCTCCT